TAAGAACTGCGGTAATTTCAGCCATATCTCAATCTCCCTTAGCGTACGTTGTAGATGGCGTTAACAAGTGCTTCAGGACGAAGAATCTTGCGGCCATACAGGTGCATGCCACGAACGATGTCAGCAAAGCTGTCAGGGTCGCGGTAGGTTTCGGTCTTGTTAATCTGCTCTGCAGTAGCAACAGCAGAAGAGTGACCGGCAACAATCACGCCATAGTTGGACGAGTTGGTGTCTGCTTCAGTAGACGGACCAGTACCAACAGACGGCAGGTTGTTAGAGACGTGGATGGTGAAGCCATGAATGGTTCCAGCCATCTGACCGTTCTGCAGTCCTGCACCACCGAAGTCGGCGTTGAACAGACGAGAGTCCTCATCCTTCAGAAGTTCTGCAAATACAGGGTCAACCACAAGCCAGCGGCCTGTAGTGTCTACGTTTTGCTGGTCAAGTTTACGGCCCATACGAGCAATAACTGACAGCGGGTTAGCATTACCAGCAGCGGTAGGTGCCGAAGCATTACCACTACGCGCGGCGAGGGCAATAGAATTGCCACCAGAACCGGCGTTAAAGTCGCTGGCGTCCAGCTTCATGCTTGCAAGCAGTTCGTCCGAACCAGCAGTTGCAACAGCCTTAGAGCCGTTTACTGTGGTGTTGGCAGTGTCTGCATTCGAGTGCAGAGCCGATTGCTTGAAGCCGCACAGATAACCAAGAACATCTTGGTCAAACTGGTCAGCAAGGCGGTAAGCAGCACGGTCACTTGCCAGAGACTGGAAGTTAACGTGGCTGTGCGCCTCTTCAATGTCATCAACCTTGAATGCAAAGTAGTTAGCTTTGTCAATCGTCAGGCTGAAGTCTTCGTCGTCAAGGTCTTGCGGCGTGATGGTTGTACCACGGGCGTAAGCCTTAACAGTAATTTCGGGTTCCTTGATAATCTTAACGGAGTCACCCATCTGAGCAATCTCACCAAAGTAGTCGTTATTGGTGATTGCTTCACAAACAGCGGCCTTGCGGAAAGCAAGTTGCACCTGTTTGCTGTAAATGACGGGCGAAAAATTACCGTTAGGAAGATTACCATAACCACTAGCAGTACTAAAAGCCATGATTTTCTCCTATGTAGGCATTTTAACAGATGCAAACTCACCAGACTAATCAGAGGCTAATTCGCTATGGGTGCGTATTCTAGTTAGGTGGCCTCCCAACTATTCAACGGGCCATGCTCGTCAGGTAATCCATAAGACTGAGGTGTTTGCGGTTTTGGTGCAAGCCGGTAGCGAACCCACTTACACCTTTGTTGAATATAGTTATACTCATATATAACTATTTGTCAACACTTTTTTATCGGGCTGATCCCGACACGTCATAGACAAACTTTCCAGAACGGATAGCTTCCATGATTTCGTCTGAACGCTTTTCGTATTCTTGTGCAGACATACGTTGAACGTCCGATTCTTTTAAATACGTAGTAGCCTCGTCTTCTTGAGGTTTGCTACGTGACTTACGAGTATCAACAGATTTTGCAGCAGACTTGTCTGACTTTGATTTTTTCTCTGTCAACCCTTTATCTGCTTTGTACAAATCAATTGCACGTGCTGCAGACTTGGCGTCCGTATCGTTTTCATACAGTGCTTCTTGTATCCACTTGGGCTGTTCTTCTGCCCACTCATGGAAATCGTCACTGTCACGAATTGTATCAAAGTCTGGATGCAGATGCATTAATTCTGCTTCAGCTTTTTCTTTCTTTGCCGTATACTGTAGATCATCAATTGCTTTCATGCGTTCTTTCAGACCATCTGCCTGTTCTTGCGCTTTCTTGATAGCAATAGTTTCTACAATAGCTGCAACATCAGGATATTGTTTTGCCCACGTTTCCAAGTCTTCATCAGACTTAGGCAACTGCATTTCCTTTTTAGTTGCGGCAGTAAGTTGAGATTTAAGATTATCAATCTCAGCTTTTAATTCTTCAGCTTGTTTCTGCTGATGACGGCGAAGGTCTGAATACCGCTTCTTGAATGTCTTTTCTTCTGCGGTTTCTGGTTCAGGCTCATTTTCTTCTTCCTGTTCCTCTTCTACTTCACCTCGTTGTTGCTTGAGTAGTTGCTCAAGTTCTTCTTCTTCTATCTTGCGCTTTTCTTCGTTAGTGTATTTACGATTTGCAAACGCAACTTTCTTTTCGGGCTGCATTTCTTCAGCCATAATTTCGGCGGTTTCTGCCATTTTTATTTCTCCTAGTTGGGGCCAACCGTAGCCACGTCGGGTGGGGGATCAGGTAGCCAACATATGTGTGGACTATTTTTTAGAAGCTAGTCCACCTCGCTTCATCTTTTTAGTCTTGGGTTTTTTCTTAGCAGCTAAACCACCAGTGTTGAACCCATACTCAAACGCTGCTGCTTCTAAGTCTGCACCTCCTGCAACCGCATCTGCTATGGACTCAGCAGCAGATTTAGTTTCTCCTGGTGCTGTCTGTGTACTAATACCGTATTGTGTAGCAAAATCAGAGTAATCATCATCTTGTTTCGCTTGCTGGGCAGCTTGCTGCAATGCTCCTGATTTTCTGTCGTCTTCTTGTTTTTGTATGATGGCATCAACCCTTGCTTGTTCTGCTTGCCGTTCTGCTTCTTTTTGTGCAAGGATATCTTGTGTTTTTTTCTTAGAAAGTTCACGGGCAATTGTTTCTAAGCGGTGCGTTACATTTGTTCCTGCAATCGTTGTACTAATACCATTTGCTTTAGCTTCTTTGATTAAATCTGCCCTAACCTGTGATTCAGGTTTAGCCCTTCCTTCGTCATCTACAAAAATGTCTCTCAGGCTTGTAACAACAGTTCTAGCTACATTTGCAATATTTCTCTGCTTAGAAAGAGACATTTCATGTAAAGATGTATTATCATCATATGTGCCTGTTTTACTTCCTGGTCGATCTGTGAAGTTCACGTCGCCCCCACGGAATGCGTCAAGAACACCGCCAAAAGATGAACTTGTCAGCGTACTAGCACTGGCACGTGGGTCTTTACCCAGCATACTACTTGCAGCACCCGCAATACTAGCTTTACCAAACGTATCTGCTAATGCACCAAAGCCAAATCCAAAATCAGAAATTGCTTCTTTAAGGAGTGGGTCTAGTTTAGACTTGTCGTAACCAATACCTGTCACATCTGACGATGCAAAACCGGAAGTATCATCACGGTCTTGTTCGTCAGTTGCTAATTCACGCATATTACGTAATTGAGCATCAGTTAGAGTGCTTTTTGTTTCTGTAGGCTCAACAACATCTGTTCCAACTTCTCTAAAACCCTCTGGAATAGGATAAATAGGCTTGCCATCAACAAATGGAATAGTCATAGTTTGACCCGTCTCTTCGTTGATGTATTCTCTAAGTTCATCATACCTACCTGTAGTGGTGGGTATTAGTTGTTCAAAAGTAGGAACTGTACCATCAGCAGTTGGTACAGCAGGTGTAGTCAATGGAGTAAACCCTGTTTGTAAAGGCTGCTGTTGTATGGGTTGTCCCGCAGGAATTGTGGGTGCTTGATATGTTGTTGGCGTATAATTAGCAAACTGAGATGGCTGTTGATACACGCCAAACTGATTGGGGACCAGACCACCTGTCTGGAACTCCATCGTATCGTCTTCCATATCAATGTCGTCAAGGTCAAACGGAATATCGTCAGGCAATACAGCCTCCTCACTGTTGCCCATCTGACCCATAGCTTCCATACGAGCAAGACCTGCTTTTGCTTCTTGTCGCATCTGCATCAGCTTTTCTAGGCCAATGTAGCGTACAACATCAGCAGGGAATACAAACTCACCCTCACTCAATTGGGCAGGAATGTCATCTCGTACTTCCTCACGAAGTGAACCCGACGGAACATCATTACCAGACTCCTCATCAATCATGCCGCCCTCGTCTAGAAGACCGCCGTCATCAAACATATCCATTTGTTTCTCCACAGGCATTCCCCCTTTGTTCATTTGCGGTATACCATAAGATGATTCTAAATCATCAAGCATGTCTTGCCGCATCTGTTCACCTTCTGCGTCAGACTCATCGGAAGAAAATAAGTCAGAAATAGATTTACCAATACGACCAAACAAGCTGGGCTGTTCTGGCTCTATGTCAATCACAGGAATGGCATCAGTAGTTTCAGGTGCTACATCTTCTGCTGGTAGGTCAGGCATCGGTACATCATCACCGATATCCGGCAGTTCGCCTTCATAATCTATAGTAAATGCATCATCAGTCTGCACTTTTGTTTCAGGTGCTGCGGGTGCAGGTTTCGGCTCTGGCTCTGGAACAGGCCGTGGTTCAGAGAACCCAGGTTCTTCTCCGGTAGCTGGCATGGCAGTTACGCCTAATGCAGTACTTACCTTTGCTTGTAGATTGGCCAGTTGCTTTTGTTTGTTTTCTTTCTGCGGATCATCTTCTCTGATATCACCAAAATGAGCATTTACAAAACTCTCTTTGGAATCGTCCGCTGCCAACTTTTTCTTTTCAGTGAAATGCACACCTGCTAAAAAGGGGTAATATTTTTCGTGATCCTCTTTTGAGATGTTGCCTACGCCAAGGCTACCAAATACTCCACCCTTATTATTTCTTTTATTGATACCCTGCTGAATAAAACTTTTAATATATTTCTTTACTTCTGGCGGAAGCTGTGTATAACCTTCCTTAAAATTACCAGCCTTCATGTTCTCACGTTGTTCTGTTTCGTTCGCCCCATCGTAGAAATAATCTAATGCAGTACTATATGTAATCTGCATAGGACCAAAAGCAGATGACTTTTTAGAACCCGCAGTAAAAATGTATGGATAACCCTTCCTCTCTTTATAAGCACCTACCTCTGCTTCTTGTAGCGCGTTGTACATGTCTGAGAAACTACGGCCACCAACCTCTTGACTCGTAACCTTAGCAAGAAAATTATTAAACTTTTTATTCCGTGCTTCATCTGGCATCGCCTCAAAAGCAGATACTGTAGCTTCAGCCATCTAGTTCACTCACTTCGTCTCTAAGACGCTTGACCTTACGCAACGCAGATATAGACCCTTGCGCACGAAGTATCTCTACATTGTCTTTTGCTTGTTCTAAAGTTTTCTGGTGCGTTTCAATTAACGCATCAATGTAATTACTGAATTGAGTCCATTGGCGGTTGTTGCCCACCAGCGGCTTCAGCTTGCTGTACAATTCCTTGTCCACCATTTCCACTAAATCCTTGTTCACCCGGAACAGGCACTTGACCAGTACCCATTGTTCCACCACCTGCACCAGTCGGGTCCATCACATCCGCACCTGCTGGCGCACCTTGGCCTTCAGGTAACGGGGCTTGAAACCCTTTCATAATCTCTGCTTGCAGAGCAGCTTCATTCATGTTATTCACAACCTTATCGGGGTCAAGGTCCATAGACTTGGCAATCTCTGTGATCACGTATTGGAATTTGGCAAATGGGGCAAGTGCTGGATTACTTGCAATCTGCAAGAATTGCATAAGCCTCTGACTGCGTACTTCATTAGCCATAAGACTTTCAGTGCCACGCGCCTTCACTTCTAAGTCACCTTTGATAGCTGGATCAAAGTCAAATTGCATATTAAAACGAAATAGCCCTTCGCCAAGAGGTCGAAGAAGGTAATCGTCTACATTCTTAATAACACTTTTTATAGAGCCTTGAGCAGCACCCATCAGCATAGAAATGCCAGAAGCAGTTCGTCCTACGCCCGATACGCCGGTCTGCCCATGCGCGAAAGACGGGAAGCCTGTGCTTTCGTCTGCCAACACACGTGCCTTATCAAACATCATCATGTTTTCTTGTGAGACGTTGGGATACTTTGTGCCGAAGATGGCTTGGCCCGGCGCACCACCTTGACGGCGGAATACTTTTCCGGGATATATGGAAAGGTCTTGTCCAGGAACAAGATTGGTTTCATCTACTTCAACTAATAGATTGCCAGACAGAACAGCGTTGTCTACCGCCATACGCATAAAGCCATTCATCAGCGTCTGCGTATCGTCCATGTTTTCTGCAATACCTACACCAAAGAAACTGTAAGGATTGAGTTCATATGGTGCAGCCATGTATGGAATCTTAGATGGCTTAAACGGATTTAAAACAAGACGGATTAGTTTGCCATTACAAATCCAAGCATTTGCTTGTAGTTCTTCAAACTCTTCAAAGTCCGCAGGGATATCCACATCCTGTTCAATAAGCATTTGAACATCGACCATACCCCAATACTCAAGAACTTCAAAACGATCCACACCATGCTCTGGTGCATAGTCAGATAGATCATCTTCCCAATACTTCTGAGTATAATTTTCACCTCGTGCAATTACCTCGTCAATTACAGAAGACCTAAAGTATGGGCGCTTTTTAAGTGACCGCAATTGTGTGCGAGACATCTTGTGTCGTTCGATCACAAACTGCGCTTCATCCATGCTGTTGGCATCAGGGTCAGGATAGAAGTTCCACACTGACACATGGGATACCTGCGGGACTGTTTTAAACACTGGGTCATATTCACCGTCGTCATCCCAATTAGGATATTCTTTATCTACAGCAAACGGACCTTTCATTACGCCTGTACCAAACAAGGCCATCTCAAAGGCTGTACTGCGCAGATACTTGTTAGCACTAGACTCTTCCAGTTGGTCGTGAATCTTTTTCTGCATTTTCTTTGCAGCGACCAGTGCTGGACTAAATGTTACAGCTGTAGGAGTTAAACCTGTGCCTTCTTCTAGTTTATCCTGTACGGGATCAAGTTTACTTTGTAATGGGCCAAGTTTATCTAGTAGCGTTTTCTCTGTTGCACCAGCAGGAAACTCCATACCGTCACCAGCAAAACCATAAGGGTTCTGCAGGTCTTCAATACCCATAGGTTGTTCTGGGGCTTGAGGGTCAAAGTGTACGTTATCAACTACACCTTCAGGAAGTTCCGTAGGTTCGATAGAAAGCGGAAAACGATTGTTTGCAAAGAGTACATCGGTAATCTGTCCGTATGCCGCCAATGTTTTTGTTTTAGTAATCTTGATAAATACACGTGACTTTTCCGCTTCAGTGAACCTAACGTCTGGACCGTACAATCCGCGATAGTTTCTATATGCCCGTAACCAGCGGTCCTCGTCCTGATACCGATAGTCTTCTGCTTTTTGATATCGATCTTCGATAAAGCCAATGATGGAAGAGACTGCAGCATCTTCTACATCACTAGACTCTGTATCATCTAGTGCGATTGAGTCATCTTCAATTAGAATATCATCTTCTTCCATAATAAGTTCCTTAATATCCAAAGGTAGAATCGGCTACTGTCATACCCGTTGACGGTCTGCCCATCGGGTCGTAGTCGAAAATAGAGAACCTGGGTCTGGACATAATCCCATACCGTAGCGCGTCGTAAAGGTGGTCTTCAGACTTCGTGTCAACGTCTTCTGGATTTTTCTTGTCCAGAGGGATGGCTGGTAGTTGTGATATTGCATTTGTGCAGCTATCAAAGAATACAAGTCTTGGCTCCTCTGTAAATTCATCAATCTGTAAACGCCTGTGTATTTCGTTCTTACCCGCTACGCGACTACCCTTACTGCGGTCTGATGGACGCCAACGACATCCTTTTGCAATCATTTGCTCCGCAAGAGAAGGACCAGTGTCGCCACGCCTATGCCAAAGACTGCTATCCAAAACACCATACTTAATGTTCCCATCTTCAGCCTCTAAGTCCAGTATCATATCAGCCAAGTCTGCGGCCAAGACCTTACTGACGTATAGTTCTCTATATACGATAAGCTGCTCACTAGGCGCAACAGCAAACCAAAGAACACCAGTATAACTGCCGTAACCATAGTCACATGCACGAAACTTGACCCAGTTGCTAGGGATACGGAAAGGCTCCACAACATGCACACGCCTATCAAACTCAGTAAACGCTGCACCCTCTTTGATGTCCCAATCGCCCTCAAGAAGCTGCCTACGTTGCTGTTCAGGAAGCGAGAGGAGCATGGCCTCGTAGTCTCCTGCTTGCGCAAGGTATGGGTTATCAGAAAGTCTTGCCGGGATAAAGCGTCTCTTAAATAGAGGTTTTCCTGCCTTGCTATGGCCATAGGGATATCGAAGAACTTCTCCGGTTTCGCTGTCTGTTGCATCGAATGCCTTGTTATATGGTGCAGGGTCAATGAACATCTTCTTGACCCATTGATGGCCCCGACCACCGGGGTTAGTTGTAGCCCTCATAAAGATGGGCAAATCAGGTGCAGTGGACCGTAGACGAGATCGCATGTAGTTCCATGCATATGGTGTGGCCCATTGTGTCAACTCGTCAAAGCCTATCCAGCTAAACGCTAGACCCTGATAACGCAAGACATCATCATCCCTATCCAGATATGACATCCACAACCTTGCGCCAGATGGCGCAGTCCACTGCATCTTCCTTTCTGACCACTTTATGCCGGGCCAGATTTTTGGGTACAACTCCTGAGACTTGAATATAAGTTCTCTTAGTTCTTCAGTAGTGTGACGAAGAAGTAGTCCACTAAACTGAGGATGACCCATGTAGCGTAGTGGGTCTGCCAACATAGCATAAGACTTACCACCACCAGCAGAACCACCATAAAGAACTTCTCGTTCACTAGCGGCTAGAAACTCCGTTTGTGGACCAGGGTTTGGCTTGAACAATACATTTGCATGTTCCTCAACAGACTCTGTTTCATATGAAACATCTTGAATCTCAACCGCTGGCTTTTGCGCCGGTTCTTTCTTCTTCAAGGGCTTTCGCTTTGGCGATTGCCTTTTCCGCATATTCTGCCCACTTGCGGAGGCTTGCAGCTTTGTTCTTACGTTGTTTTTCATTACCTAACCGTTTTCTCAATCCTACATGCGAGATATACCTACCAGTATTTGAACTGAGCCAGTTGGCTACCTCACGATAGGAATATTGATTTACGTGTTTACGTGCTTTCTCAAGCAAGTCTAATTCGGTCGGTATAGGGTCAAGAAGGTCGGAGTCTTCTTCATTCAGCTTATAGCCAAAGGGTACAGTCCTTGCAATGCGAGGTATCTGCACCCATTCGTTTTCATCTTTAATGTCTGTCGGCTGCGGAAGTTTCCACCTGCCTACGCTTCTACTCATCGTCTTCTACAGGTGCCTTGGGCGGCATAAGCATTACACCACCGCTTGCCTCTACCTGCATCTTCTCAGTCTTGACAAGACCTACACGGTCTAGCAGTTCTTTAGCTGCAACCATCTTGTCACGAATGCCAAGTTCTGTGGGATCATGCAGCGCACCAGTCATAGCCATCGCAGCCTTTGGTGCATTACGCGCCATGTACATCTGTGTGGCTTCAAGAATCTCTTCTTTCAGTCCCTTGACAATTTCAGCTGTGTTGCTATTATCAGCATACCCTGCCATCTTCTTGGCAGCAACCATATCGCCACCAGCCTCGTCAAAGAGTACGGCAAGAAACTTCTGCTGCTTTTCTGTCAGTTGTCTAGCCATTAAAATTCACCATTGTGCATAGCATTTGCCAGCTTTGTTGCACGTGATTTTACCTGAGTTGCCCACCTGCTGTCAAGCATTTCTTTTGCTGCAGTAGCAAAATCTTCTTCGTGAACAGCCGCCCACATTTTTTTGAATTTACAGAGACGCGGCACACCCATGTTAAAAGCCATGTCCACCAGTACAAGCTGACGTACAGAGTCTAATCTGTCAACGCAAGGGTGCGCACGTAACAGTTCATCCTCGACAATCTGTACGTCATTCTTTGCGAGGTACATAGCATCAGCTTCAGTAATACCGTCAGAATAAACATACTCGATGCTAGGATAGTCCATCCAGTCCAGTTCATCCTTTGTGATGCCACGGTCCTCAAGATTTCTACCAATACCAATTGTATCAATGCCAAGGCTATCCTTGTACACGTCAAGGCGCAACCCTTCGTGGGCAATGAGTTTATTAATTAGAATCTGCTTATCATATTTCATTTTTCATGTCCCATCCATACTGCGAACGCGCCTGTCATCGCGCCGGTTACAACACTCACAAGTGCAGCCTGTTGACTCGTCGGGTCTGGAAGTTGCATGAACCATTCCACTACCCGCCATGCTGATATCGACATTCCCAACATCATTAAACGGGGGAGTATCTTCCACTTCAGCATTCTTTCCATAGTAAGTTCGGCCAAGCCTACTTCTTTCCAAAGAACTTAGTAGCTGAACGAACGCCAAATGAGGCAGCAACGATAACCCCCAGAGAATATTGATACCATTCTGGCATAGCTTGGAGTTGTGCGAAACCATTTGCAACCACCTGTTCCATTCCGGGTATAAATGCTAGGATGAGTGGAATGCTGAACAGAATAGTCAGCCATTCATCTTTCCAGCTAGTCGAAGCACCTTTTATTGCTTCCAAATCCCAATCAATCTCGCCAGTAGCTTTCTTCTGCATTACGATAGCTTCAGCCTGTGCTTTAGCTACCTTAGTGGCTGATTGAGCCTTCTTTTCTTCTACCTTGCCATCTAGCCATGTACCAGCTAGATTAGCTATCGGTCCTATCAACGCGGTCAACATTCTTCAGTTCCCATAATTTTTTCTTAATAAGAAACACGCGAGTATCTATATCAGGCTCTACATCTGCTAGGCGAAACTCCCGTGGGTCTTTATGCACCTCTGCGAAATCTCGCAGTCTTTTTTGCAATATTTTTAGGCTGGCGTACAAACTGTTTTCCTTTTTTTGTTCCGGCTCTCTTTGCTCTAGTTGTAGCAGCATACTCAGCTGGTGTCAAGGATTTTATTGCTTTTTCAGGCAAATACCTTTCTCCAGTCTTGCCCGACGGTTTGCCAGATTTAGTGCGCCACTTTTGTTTCGTCCACCGTTTCAAACTTCGTTGAGACTTTGCTAATGCCATTACAATCTTCCCTGTGAATGTAGTACAAGTAACACAATACAAGCCAGAACAGTCAGGCCCAGAATAAGTAAACAGGTAATTAGAAAAACTTCAAAGTGATGCTTTAGTTTTTTCTTACGGGCAACTTCTGCCTCTCTACGTGCTATCCGTGCCTTCGCCTGAAATCTTTGCCAATCATGCCACAAACCTGGCCGACCTGCATAAATCATAATCTGCTTTAGTTGCTCTTCTTGTTCACGTATCTGCTCAAGAGCCATGAACTCTTCTAGGTCAGAGCCGCCACCTTTTTTAGTAGCCCTTTTCTGCAGGTCTTCTTTTGCGCCAACAAATTTAGCAATGGCACTGCCAGCCTTGGCAATGTCACCACCGTGCTGTACGGCTTGCTTGATAACGCTAAATGCGGCATTAGCCGCTGCAAGTTCCGCCAGCATCAATACACCTTCGTATCTTTATCCACTAGTTTGGGTAAGCAATAGGCGGTTATCTTCTGTCCCTGCCTATGTAAAGTTTGTGCGTACCACACACATTCGTTCAAGTTACGAAAGTACATGTCTTTGCTGACTAGCCTCTCGCCTTCTCCTATCCCTACATATACAAACAGGAGAAAGGCGTGAATCATGGCTAACTGCGGTATCCGCCCCCTGCTGCTTTATATTCTCGCGCCAGCATTTGCGCTTTACGTGCTGACCATTGACCGGGTTTACCACCCTTGCTACCAGCTTTAATCTTCTTAAACAGACGTTTTCTTAGCGCAGGGTTTGTATAATTACCTGCCTCGTTTACTCTACTCTTTCTTTTTGGAGTTGACTTCTTACGTGGTGCCATAACATATCCTATGGTGCCGGATCAAAAAACTCTTCCGCCGCAATAATAACAGTAAGAGTATTTGCTGTTCCAGCGGCTACAATAATTTTATCTTCTGAATGAAGGTACAAAGGTTTATCCACAGTGAATACGGACTCTGCGCCTTTACCTGTAACTGCGTGTGCCGTAAACAATGTGTAAGTTGTGTTGGCAGCTTTCTCGTAATACTTAATCGTATAGTTACGATTACTAGAGTCGCTGTTTGTAATTAACAGATGCTCTACATGAGATGAAAAGTTTTGAGGCACAACATAGCAATCGGTGTCGCTAGTATTAGTCAACGCCGTTGCATGTGTGACAAACTTTGAACCTGCAGCAAGTACAGGCATTACTTATTCCAATCAAGGACGGCTCTATGCCGTTTCCAGAACCAGTTGCCTATAGCGGTAAAGGGCTTGCCCATATAGAGCAAACCCAAACCAAGATAGTTAATCACAGCTTTTTTCTCTTTGCTGAAATCAACAATCATTACTTGCCACGCTTCTTAGCAGCCATGCCACCGCGCATCATTTTTTTCTTCGCAACTGCACCGCCACGCATCATTTTCTTTTTAGCCGCTGTCTTCATCATGCCGCCGCCCCGCATCTTTTTCTTCATTACCATTACGTAATCTCCGTCTGTCTAGCACTAAGGCTTCATAGGTATCTTCTGGAAAGTTTATGTAGTAATCAGACTTCTCCAGACTTAATGCCGCATCATCAAGAAGCGACAGCTTCTGCACGAACACCATGCAGTATTCCAAGTCAGGGTCACTGACCCCCTCTTGTAACAAGAAATCCAGACCAGCCTCATCGGCACCATAGTCTGGATGAAACTGCATCAGGTGCATATCAATGCCAGCAACTGATAGCAATTCATTCATGCCATCGACAAACCCATCAAGGTACGGCATGTCAATTACATTTTCTTCTGCCCACACTACAATATCATAGTCATGGGTGTCGAATATTCTAACAGCACGGATAAGTCCATCTATGCCTGTATTAATACTGAATGTGACCTTATTATCCAGCCACGCCTGTTTTGCGTAGGGACATGGGGGTAAACCATTTAGTTTTGCATTGGGTACTTCAAGAAAGTTGTGGGACCAATTGCGGATGTCGCGTTCTACACGATGCACCGCTATACGTCAAATCCCATGCTACGTACAGCTTTTCGCCCTTTATCTGTGGAGGCCAGCTTACGCAGTCCTTTGTTTGGCAGCTTGTCAGTAACATCACCGCCAGCAGAATACATGTGCTTCTTACCATTCGCCATACCACCATATGCCATCTCAGCTTTCTTCTTCATTTCTTTTAGCTTCTTTGCTGGCATAGTACCAACACCGATTGACACAACCGTTACGTCATCATTCTTTTTCTTAGCCATTAGTATTTTCCTTTGCGCGACTTAGGGCTGGACTTCTTGCTACCGCTTGGCCCTTTCCACAAATGACGACATGCCCAGTAACGGGCAGTCATCTTGTCATTAGCTGTGTCACACTTGTGCCTAGCACGAAAAGACTTACGTGCTGCAGCACTATAGTTGTGACCATATCCTGTGGCACCAAAGTGGATCAACTTAACCTTGTCACCCTCCTTGGCAAGAACCATCATCTTCTTACCCTCACGGTTTGACTTAATAGGTTTGTTATATCCTGGAAACGTAGTGCCACGATATTCTATACTCATGTTGAAGTTCCTTCTTTAACTTCTGCACATTTGTAGCTATAGGTTGATGGTACTTTGGGCAGTGTTGGAGTAAGATCACGAATCATCTCTTCAACACGTGCAAAACATCTTTCTTCTGTGGCATATGGCCCACGACTGTCTACGAACTTCACACAGTCACCCTGCGTGATCAGGCTGCATACCATTACCATTGCTGTCAACATCGTCTGTCCATCCTTCCATACGCATAGCCCACTCTACGTGTTCTAATGTGAAAGGGCGACCATAATGGGCTTCTACTGCCTTACGTACATAAAATACATCGCTATGAGGTATGTGTAATTTATCTAATGTGTTATTCCTGATAGCATCATAAAATGCTTCAAGTACATCGTCTGTATATAGTTTTACAGATTTTTTCGCCATTGTCAACTACTTTTTTGATTAAATACAGATTTGGTCCATATGGGGGTTATTAGATGTTTACATTAGATGTCTTTAACATCTTTGTTTCTCTATCTAGTGTTCTTTTATTTAGAGTAGATTATCTAATGTCTCATTATATGAGAAGTTATACCACACCCGCAAAATCCTGTCAAGCATAAACTTCAAAAAACATCCCGTAC